ACGCATTCATACAGAACGCGGCAGACATGGCAGCGGCAGCGGCTAGCAATGCGTTAATGAAATTTATTGGTAAGTCTTTATTTAGTGGAATTGATACAGGAGGTGCAACTCCGACTCACACTGTTACATCTAAAGCTGGCTCAAGTACAACTTTCTACACAGGTGGTTCAGGCACACTGGATTACGCCAAAGGGGGATATGTCAACCGTCCAACTAACGCGATTATCGGAGAAGGTGGTGAAGGTGAATACATTATTCCTGAGTCCAAGCTTGCTTCTAGTCTTTCCAGATTCCAAGCGGGTCATCGTGGTAACTCTGTTGTTCCTAATGGTCGCGATGGTGGAGGTGCATCAGGTGGAGGGTCTGGAGAAGTCACAGTTAATTACACCGGTCCTACTCTTAACTTCAATGGTGATGAATATGTACCTCGCTCGGCTGTTCCACAGATTATTAATAGTGCAGCGATGGCCGGAGCAACGGCGGGTAGAGCTAACACAATGAAAGACTTAAAAAATTCACGTAGCCAGAGATCGAGGTTAGGTTTATGACCGTTATTGCTTTAACCAACTTCCTCACAATTACAACGGCATCGGGAGGAAGGCGATATGAATTTCAAAATGGAAGATATGACAACACTATTTCAGATAGCTCAAAATTACCAAGTACTTACCCATATAAGTATTTAAGTTTTATATATCAAGGTGCAGCTAAGAATAGAACTGGAGATAATTTAGAGGCTTCGCTAATTCTTGCTAATAGTGGCTCCAGAGATGTGCCTACGACAGTGGCGAATAAGCTATCAATGAATTATGCAAAAGAGGCAGTAGATAATAAGTGGCATATTGAAGTTACAACTTGTGTAATGGATGCAGAATTTCAAACTATTCAGACGGTCCTTACAAATGAGAAGTGGTTAGCAGCGACGATGAGTTATGACGCAGAAACAATTGAAGTTGTTCTAAGTAGTGCGATTGATGCAGTAGGGGCCAATGCTCCAACAAGAGTTTTAACAAGTGAGCAAGTTGGGTATTTACCTGTTACCGGTACAATGCAGAGTCGTTGAAACCTCATTTATTACTAGGTTTTCCATATCGTTTAGGGGCAGATCCTAAGAAACATGGGGCGGCAGATTGTTTATCTTTAGCAAGAGAAGTTGTTGAGTATTACGGGTATTCGCTACCACCGGCGCAGCGTGATTGGTATCGGAGGTTAAGAAGAAAAGATTACAGCGTGTTTTCTGAGGAGTTAAATCGGTGGGGAATCAAATCAACCCCTAAACTAGGAGCAATAGCCTTATGTGAATCCGATTACGGTTTAGGTTTGGCATCTTATTATTTTGAGGGATGGCTGAGTTTCCAAGACAGATTAGGCAAGTCGGCGGTGGTATGGAGTCCCATCGAAGCCCTTACGGTCCACGCCGTTTACTTCCAGCGGAAGCCGAACTCTGTAACGCTTTAGGTATAAAAGAGTCTGAATATTGGCAGTTTGTTGACTTAATTCAGTTACACAAGCCAACTCGACCTAGTGAATATGATCTTGTACCTGATATACAAAATCCTCAAATTGCAGCAATGGCTGGTTATACATCGGTTAGTGCAATGGCGGGGGCTATCGCTGTAAATATTGCTGTAGGTATTGCAATAAGTTACATAGCGTATTTACTATCACCAAAACCCCGTGAGCAGGAAGCTGGAACTAACTTAAGAACTGCGGATAGATATGGTTCTCGCGCTTACGCTCCACAGCAGGGATTTAATACTGTCCAAGAGTTAGCAACATTAGGCGCAATTATTCCTTTGATATATACCAAGCAAGAGGGATCAGGTTATAACACAACCGGCGGTGTACGTGTTAGTTCTCAGCTTCTTTGGTCGCAGTTGATCAGTCTTGGTAGATCTCAGCAATTAAAAGCATTAGCTCTTTTCTCTCATGGTGAGATTGATGGTGATCCAGAGTTTGCTGGTTATGCGATAGGTGACTTATTAATTGAGAACTACAACAAATCAAAGATTGCACTGTATTTCAGACGTGGATTAAGTACATCTAATAATCGAATTACTACCGGTGATAAGTACAGCGAAGGAACATTACCGGAATCATCTTTTGGTGATATTGGAGGAAGAACAGATCCATTTTCTGTAGAGTTTCCTGTCAAGTTTTCAAGTGAAGAGCCATCTAAGAAAGCCTTTAGCGGAACTGCAAACCCGACAACCCAAGCGATTTTTGGTGTTTATAGTCCCATGCCTAATGGTCATCAATACAAGCTTCCATATGAATTTGTTATGGAACTTCGCGGGATGGAACCATCAACAATATTAGATACGTATAAAAAGATGAGAAAGGTCAAGGCATCTTGGCCTACTAGAGCAGGAATTATTTCCGCAAGAGGTTTAACAGGAAGACGAAAAGGATTAACAGTTTATGAAGGCAACGAAGTTAAATATCAAATCTACTCTTCCGGTAATCAGAAAGAACAAGAAAACATACCTGATTACGATCCTTGGAAAGTAGAGGATGTTAAATCATCAGTACAAACTATTCGAGAAGCCGCCGATAGTAATCTTGCGATTGGTGAATCCTATATGGTAGGAACAGCAATATTACGTCTTACCCGTATTGCAAGTAATCCCAACAGTCCCGGTAAAACATGGGAGGTTGGAATAACAAAAGAGTACTACTTCAAAGTTGTAGAGACAGGTCAATTAGATACGATTGACATGCCCCAACATTTAGCTAATCCTCAGTGGGTTTCAGGTCAAAAATGTTCGGAATCGGGATGTATTTTAAATGACCAAGATTTAAGTGTTAGTAGGAATTTAGGAAAGCACTATGATACTTATCCTTTACAAAGACTTGCTATTGGTACTGTTTCTAATACTCGAGAATGTCATTTAACGGAGATAGGTATTAAGTCAAAGGTTTTTAAGTCTATATCTTTTGCAAATGTCAATAGTCAACCAAACGAAGCCACGGTTCAAAAGTATTGGGAAGACAGAGCCTCTATAACTATTGGAAATATACAAAAGCATATAACTAGATACAGTTTTTTCAGATTGCAAGCACGTCTAGCCGGAAGTAATTCTAGTTGGTTAAACCTTACTAATAGTACAAGTTCTCATTCAGGTTTATTTTGTATTACTGGAAACACCCCACAGGAACAATATAACTACTTAAGTATTAGACATCCTCAAAAAGCGCAATACGAATTCAGGTTTTTACCTGTTTCGGGGGCTCAAGTAGCTCGTACTTGTTTAGATGTGAGTAACGATAATAATTGCAAGGATGTAAACGTATTAAATGCTTCGTATTCAGAAGACAATGATGCTGTCCAACAATTTACTTCTAATGGTTTTGTTGTTCGCTTTGTAGGTCGTGATGATCTGACAATGACAGCAAATAAAGTAAGTAATAGTGAGTGGGTAGCTAATCTTGCAGATTCGTTAGAACTAGATGAAACAACCGGACCAGTTTCTTCTTTAAGCCGGACAGATACCGCAGGTCCGGGTCAAACTCTTATTTGGCCTTCTGAGTGGGCATGGAGAGACTCTAATAGATTTGGAAGTGAACACCCAATAACACTTACTTATATACCAGCTAAATATTATTACCCAACTTCTAACTGGGTTGGTAAAAAATTATGGTTAGTTGTTAAAGCTAATTTTCAAGGAAATACAGCATGGATTTTCTTTCTTGGTTCTGTTCATTTAGGAGGTACACAAGGACCACAAGCAATGGGAGTTATTTATACAGAGAACCCTGCTGATGCGATTTTGGAATATGGAGGATATAGATACTATCCATACAGACAGGTAAGAACAACGCACCCAGAAGACCCAACAATCCCTCAAATTCAGTGGTCTGTAATGCGCTTGGACTACACAGAGCAAGAAGCAGCAAACGATTTTACTGGAACTGTTTCGACTACAACTACAGGAGGTGGAAGTGGATTAACGGTATATCTTGAAACTGCATCTATTCCTACGAATCATGTTGCTAGGTGGAGAATCGTAAACAGAGGTAATGGTTATCAAGACGGAGATACAATAAATATTCCCGCTAGGAGTGAAGGTATAATTCCTTTCCCCGGTATTTCATTACAAGTCAGTGTAGAAAGGCAAAATACGGATGACGGTACGACTGTTATTAATAATCTCAACCCCTACGATAAAATCAGCGATTATCCTCATTATTACGACAATGATGTTCTAAGTAGCCAGTCAGGTCCAGAGCATGAGATATCTTATGTCAATCAAGTTATCGAACCGGTTGATAATTACGGAGTAGCAAAATATAAAGACCTAGCTTTTGCTGGTATTCGTATTAATAGTTCAAAAGAGTGGAGTAACTTTTCACAGCTATCGGCTTACTTCACTAAAGGTATAAAAGTAGAAAGGTTAATTGATGGTGGAACAGGGGCCACAAACTTATTCCCTGAAATAGCTTATTCGCTCTTGACGAATGCAAAAACAGGAGCAGGCGATCTAGTGGGTGCTAGTGCGGTGGATAGAGATTCAATGGAGTATGCAGCTAAGTTCTGTCGAGCCAATGGTTTTAAGTGGGATGGGATGATTTCTAATGCGTTAAACTTGCGTGAATTTATCTTTGAGATGGCTGGTTATGCCTTTCTTGATTTTACGATTATTGGTGGTCGCTTTTCCTTAGAGCCTAGTGTTCCTTATCGCGGTACTGCTACAAATCCCGGTGTTATTGATCACAACGCTAAACCAGACATTAGAGCCCTGTTCAGTGATGGCAATATAAGTGATTTGAAAGTATCGTTTCTTAACCCAGAGGAAAGGCAGTTATTTAAAGCAGCGGTTATATATAGAAAAGAGACTAAAAACGGATTTCCTGAAACTAAAACCTGTTTTGTTCGCTTAGCTGACTCCTCAAGTAATAACGCACCTATCGAGAAATTTGATTTAAGTGGTTTTTGCACCTCTAAAGAACATGCTGAGAAATTTGCCAAATATGCAATTAAAACACGGCAGTTAGTTGATCACGGACTGAGTTTCAAAACCAGCCCTCAAAATTGTGTGGGTCTTAGGCCCGGACAGTATTTCAGGCTTGTAAGTGAAGCGACTCATACCAGCCGTTTTAATAATGGAGCGATTACAGATACCGGTGAGATTGTAAGTCGAGATCCAATAACAACATCGCAACCTATTTATTATTGGAAACCGGGAACAACTCAAGTTTTAGAAGGTCAACTAAATCCAACATCTGTTGCTGGTCAATTTAAAGGATCTTTATTTACTATTAGAAACAGCACGACTGAGAGCAGAGTTTATAAAGTTGAATCTATTTCTTATAGCGAAGAAGGTTTGATTGAGATAGGTGCTAGTTTTGTACCTTTAACTAGCTCGGGATCATTAGCCGTCTTAGAATGGGCAGGTCTAAATGATCACTTCATATATACGGATAGCTAATGGCAACTGGAGCGCAACCTTTTCCTTCAATCAAACCCACTTCTAGGTCTTATACACCGGGGGAATATCCAACTCAAGAGTTTGTTTCTCTTGATGGAACAAAAACTTACATGCGTTATGGCAATAAAAGATCAGAGTCAACCTTGGATTTGAGCTTTAATAACATTACTGATAGTGAAGCAGATGAAATTTTAGATAACTACGTAACTGTCAACGAGAATTGGACAACAGCGAATGAGAAAACCAGATGGGTCACGTTTAATTCGAGTAATGGATTGAACGGTGCGGAGTCTGGACTTCCTTCATATTTACGTGAATCAGGTCTTCGGTGGCGTTATTCCAAGCCGCCAAAGGTTAAGAGTGTGCAAAAAGGCATCAGTAATGTGACCTGTTCCTTTGTCGCTTGCCTAGATTCACCTAAACTAAGTTAATTACACCCAACTTACCTAAATCAAGTGGCTTTTTATTCAGGTCAAGATGGCAAGCTTTATATAGATGGCAGTGCTTCTGAAGCGGCGAAAGTTGTTTCTTGGTCATTCTCAGCTTCGCAATCCACTCTCGACACAACCAGTCTTTCCGATACAGATCGAACTTTGATCGAAGGGATACGCAGTATTTCAGGAAGCTGCCAGATTTATTATCATAGTGATGCCAGTAGTTCTGGAGATGCCACGACTCTTATTGGCAAGCTAATTAAGGCACGTAGTTCGGCAAGTGTTCCCGGTGTTGCTCCAAAGCAAAACGCTACAACCGCAGAGACAGCGACAATTCTTGAGCTTGGATTTAAGGATTATCAAGGCACGATTAAGAAGATCAAGTTACCTGTTGTCTTAACCAATGTTTCGATGACAAGTTCTCAGGGTGAAGTCTTATCTGCCAATGTTTCGTTTGAAGCTAACGGCGCACCTAGCTCTATTAATATCTAATGTCTGGGAAAGTTATCACCGGTGATGATGGGTACGTTGAACTTCAACGAACCTCTCTTGAATATTCAGTGCAAACAACATTGGCGACATCTGATGTCAATACAACCCGTAAACGTTTCTCTGTTGATGGGTTAGAAGATAGCGTTATCACCGGCGATAAGATTGAAATTTCTACTGTTGATGGTTCAACTCTTGAATTGGTAAGCGGTCATAGTTACCCAGATGGAAACTGGTATGTACATGTCGATGCTGCGGGGGGAATACGTTTATACGAGTCTTTTGATAATGCAATTACGGGAGGAATAACCAACGCTCTGACTCTTGTTGCTCCTAGTTCATCGAAAGCGATAAGTTTCAAAGCACGTAACGCAACTTATAGGCCACTTGCTCGGGTACGTGATTTTGAGTTCACGACTAATCGAGAATTAATACAGACAGAAACTTTGGGCTCAAAATTTAAAGAACAGTATGAAAATGGACTAATTCAAGGGCAAGGTACAGTCAATTGTTTTTGGGAACATCGTTATTTGTTGTCTGATCCCGATACTCGTCAAACACTTAAACCTGAATTTGCTGCCTACCTAGCTCGGTTAATTCTTCGCTTGGATCAAGGGTGTGACTTTGATGGTCGCTTTTTTCTGTATAGAGAAGGTACAAATTCAACCAATAATTGCTGGTATGAATGTGAAGCTCAAATAACAAACTGCGCGATCAATGTACCTGCCGGTGGTGTTGTTGAGTCTCGAATAGAATTTGTAACCACTGGCAAATTCAGACTTAAAACTGGCAATATACCCGGATTCCTTCTTCAAGAATCTACGGATTACTTGTTACAAGAAACAGGCGACAGGATCTTCTTAGAAGATAGTGCGACTTAAATAGGTTTAAGCTACTAAACTAAGTTAAATAGTTGAGTTGATTGAATGGCTGACCTTCAGATAAGTCAACTGCCTTCTTTAGCAGAGGCAGATTTAGCGGCTGGAGATGAATTGGCTGTCGTAGATGGCAGCGCGTCGGAAACAAAACGAATCACAGCCAAAGCGTTAGTAGAAAAAGGTGTTGCGTTAATCGATGCGGGATCTATACCGGGTACAGCACTGGCAAGTCTTGGAACAGACAGCGTAGTAACTGCAAGCATTACAGATGGAAATGTCACCAATGCGAAGCTAGAAAATTCAAGTTTTAGTCTCGGCGGTCTGAGCATTTCGTTGGGGAGTACGGATTCGACTCCGGCTCTGGATTTAACGGATGCTACTAATTACCCTGCGTCTTCCTTAACTGGCACGATCACTAACGCTCAGTTAGCTGGCTCAATTGCAAATAATAAATTAGCTAATTCATCCATATCGTTAGCCGGGGTCTCGATCAATCTTGGTGATAGCAATGCGACTCCAGCATTTGATTTAACCAATGCAACTAATTATCCTGCTTCTTCTTTAACTGGAACAATATCGAATGCCCAGTTAGCCGGTTCGATTGAGAATAGTAAACTAACTAATTCATCAATATCTTTAGGGGGTGTCAGCATCAGCTTGGGTGGTAGTAATAGCAGCCCTAGTTTTGATTTATCGTCTGCTACGAATTACCCAACATCAGCATTAAGCGGCACAATTACAAATGCTCAGTTAGCTGGAAGTATTCAGGGATCAAAATTAGTTGGAGGAAGCATCACTTCAACTGAACTCGGAACAAATTCTGTGACGGCAAATGAGCTAGCTGACTTATCTGTGGATACTGCGGCTCTGATTGATTCGAGCGTAAATAATGACAAGATCTCAGCAGTCAGTGGTACGAAAATAACTGGAAATACAATCCCCGCAAGTGCCCTAAATACAAGCAATATCGACAGATCACTGGATGTAAGTAGTGGCAGTTTGGGTATCGCAAATGTAATTTCAGCAGGTCAATCTCTCGGAATTTCGTACAATGCCCAAGGTTTAATAACCGCCGCAGTCGGATTATCTAGTAGCGATCTACCTATAAGTGATGCTTCAAATATTGGTGGTGTATCAATTCCAAGTGGTTCAGGTTTATCTGTAACCGGTGCAGGTGCTTTATCGCTTACTAATTCAGTTACAGCTACAACTGTTTCAGGTATTGAAATAGATAGCCACGGCTTAGTTGTAAGTATCACCTCACTGACCGGTACAGATTTACCGACAGCTACGACATCTGATAAAGGTGCAGTAATTGTGCAATCTGGTGGGGGTCTTTCAATCGATGGTAGTGGAAATTTAACTACAGCTTTAAGTGGAGTAGCAGAGGGTACATACCAGTCAGTCACAGTTAATACAAAGGGAATCGTTACAGCAGGGCAGTCTCTAGTTTCTACTGACATACCAAATATCAGTGCAACGAAATTAACTTCGGGAACTTTAGATATTGGACGCTTTGCTACAAATTCAATTACCGGTCAAAAACTAGCTGATAGTTCTGTCTGTCAATTCACCGGAGCTACCTCAACATCTGGAGTCGTAACATTCCCAACCGCTGAATATAAAGGACAATTTTTCTATGATCTAACAAATGATGATTTATATGTCTATGACGGGTCAGCTTTCCAGCCTGTAACGATTACATCAGGTGAGATTATATATGCGGGAAACTACCGGGCGGACACTAATAAAATTACCAGTTTATCAGCAGCCGGTACAGCACAGGGCTTTACTCTTGATGGTGCGTTAGTAGCTGCTTCCGCTGCAAATAACCGTTACTACTTTGTCTGTGATAAGTCAGGAACAGGAACTTCACCGGCTCCGACGGTAACAATTAATCCTCCTGACATGATCCTAAGTAATGGAACATCGTGGGAGAAGCTCGATATCTCGAATTTTATCGCCGGGCAGTCAGCTTCTAATATTTCGGTCAGTCCATCGGGAGGTATTCAAAATACTAACGTTCAGTCGGTATTGGAAGAGTTAGATAATGAAAAATTAAATTTAAGCGGCGGCACAATGACCGGCGTTTTAAATATCAACGAAAACTCATCCATCGTTTTTGAAGGTTCTACACCGGATGATTTTGAAACCACATTAACGATTATTGATGCAACTCAGGACAACACCCTTAGTTTGCCGAACGTCACAGGAACTTTGGTCAGTACCGGTGATACTGGAAGCGTTACATCGACAATGATTGCTGATGGAGCAATAGTTAATGACGATATAAATTCCTCCGCTGCAATCGCCATTTCAAAATTAGAGGCTTTATCCTCGGCTCAAATCATCATTGGTAATAGCAGTAACCAGCCTACAGCAGTTGGTATCACGGGAGATATAAGTATTGACGATGCTGGTTTAGTTTCAATATCTGGTGGTGTTGTGGTAGATAGCGACATCTCAGCCACAGCCGCGATCACAGGAACGAAAATCCAAGCAGGTAATACCAGCGGAACAGTTGGTGTACTTGCTTTAACTGATAGTGCATCTTCTAGTTCAACAACTACGGCGGCTACTCCGGCGGCTGTCAAAGTTGCGAAGGATGCTGCTGATGCTGCTGCTACCACTGCTAATGCTGCATTACCTACAACTGGAGGCACACTTACAGACAACTTAATTATTGATAATGCGAAGCAAATTAGATTTACAGAAGCAGATGCTAACGGTGCAAATTATGTTTCCCTACAAGCTCCAGATACATTGGCGGCTGATACCAGTTACACCTTGCCTTCTGCCTTACCAACGGCTAATGGTCAAGTATTAGCAAGTACAACAGGCGGTGTTCTTTCTTGGACAGAAGACCCTACAGGTGGATGGGTAACAAGTGGAGATAATATTTCTTACTCGGCTGGTGATGTTACTTTCACTGGTGCAAGCTATAACCTTGTATGGGATAAGAGCGATTCGGCTCTTGAATTTGCTGATAATGCTAAAGCTACTTTCGGAACAGGAAATGATCTACAACTTTACCATACGGGTACGAGCAATGTAATCAACAATACTACTAAGCAACTTCATATTAATTCTACTTCAGATAACCTAGCTAAATTTATTCCTGATGGAGCCGTAGAACTCTATTACGACGGCGGTAAGAAGTTAGAGACGCTATCAAATGGAGTAAGAGTTACTGGTCAAGTTGATGTAAATGGTGGCGGTATTAGTTTAGAAGATAATAGAAGCCTACTTTTAGGTGCTAGTGAAGATCTCCAGATCTACCACGATGGAACCGATTCATTTGTAAAGAACTGGACAGGAAAATTAAATTTAACTGCAACAAGTGCAGAAAATGGAATAATAATAAATCCAAACGGAGCCGTAGAACTCTATTACGACAACGTTAAAGTTTTTGAAACAGAATCTCAAGGAATACAAGTTTTAGCTCCAGATGGTTATTCAGCTTTTCTTCGTTTATATGCTGACAGAGGTGACGATAATGCTGATAAATATTGGTTAAAAACAGAACAAGATGGTACTGGTTTTTATATTCAAAACAATGTATCAGGTTCTACAGAGACAAATCTAAGAGCAGTTGGTAACGGAGCCGTAGAACTCTATTACGACGGCAGTAAGAAGTTTGAGACGACGAGTGGTGGTATAAGTGTTGACGGAGATATTGATGGTATTCCTGATGGTTCAAAGATACTTGTAGGTACGCATGATGATATGCAACTATATCACACTTCAAATGCCAGTTATATTAGAGCAGGGACAAACAATAAAATACATCTAGATTCTGCGACAAGTGATGCCATAAGAATAATTTCTGGAGGAAGCACAACCTACGGAAAGATGGCAGATTTCAATACTGATGGCTCAGTAGATCTCTATTACGACAACGTTAAGAAGTTTGAAACGACGAGTAGTGGTGCTAAATGCAGTGGTACTCTTTCTGCTGAAAACACTGGAGCAGGTAGCAGCACTTCAAGAATAGAATTACAACCTTATGGTGA